CCGAGATCTACACGCGTAAGATCGTCGGCAGCGTCAGATGTGTATAAGAGACAGGGCCATAGGGGGTCTGATTACATATAATGCTATGGATTAAATAGGATAGGTGAAATAGGGTGTATACCAGTATTGGGGGTAATTGGGGTAGTTTTAGAGGAGCCATACGGCTTTCTTATAGGTAGCCCCTAAAGGGGGCCTATATGGTGCTGTGTACAGCCTAAATAAAGTGCGGGGGAGTGCAGGGGAATGCAGCTATCTATATTAGCCCCTGGGATATTTTTTTAAAGGCCCTATATCCTTTATTATATCAAGAATTCGCATGTTGTCAAGTAAAATCGTACATAAAAACTAAATTAATTTCATGTATTGAGTAATATCAATGATTTACGCATCAAAATAAAAATAACTTACAAAATACCTCATTTTTTCCTTGACAACTCTCGTATATGCTGTATAATAGAGGGTAGGCACATTGAAAGGGATAGATATGGACAACGAACAACTAACCAGCTTGAAACTAGAGATGGATATCGTTGAGGGGCTTAATAACAAGCTTATAGAAGAGCTGAATAAGGCGTATAGGCAGATAAGCAGGCTAGAAACACAGATAGCAAGGTTACAGGCAAAGATATCATGAATAACATTGATACAGTAGTTAAAACAGCAAGATCAAAGGGTGCAATAGGTGCAAACGCTATAGTTCCTAAGAAGGTACGTGAATTAGCAACTATGCAGGACAGTATCTTAGACTTTGGGTCTGGTCCTAATGCAATACATACAAAACAACTGCATGAAGAAGGGTTTAAGGTAGTTGCACATGACTTCTCGTTACCTAGAGGGTCAGGGCATGACTTCTCCTTTCCTTGGGAGCATCACGGGGCTAGGTTAGATGCTAAGTATGATATTGTGTTTGCTAGTAACGTACTTAATGTACAGCCTACCTTAGACATGCTAAACACAACACTGAAGCAAATAAAGAAATGCACTAGATTAGATGGGGTGTTTATATGGAATTACCCTGTAACACCACGTAAGCTGCCTTTAAGTGTGGATGAAATGGTTGAAATAGTTAGAAAGAAGTTTATGTACACAGAGATGGTGGGTGGTAATAAGAGAGCCCCTATAATGGCTTCCTATAAAAGGTTAGGATGAGGATAATATCATGGTTCTCCTGTGGTGCAGCTAGTGCAGTAGCCACTAAGCTTGCGATAGAGGAGTCTGATACTCCTGTTCAGGTAGTGTATTGTGAGGTTGTGGAAGAACACCCAGACAATATGAGGTTCCTGAAGGACTGTGAGGAGTGGTTTGGTCAGGAGGTGTTAATCCTTGGGAATGATAAATACAACAGATCAATTTATGAGGTGTTTGAAAAGACTAGGTTCCTTAAAGGCCCATCAGGGGCTAGGTGTACTGGGGAGCTTAAAAAGAAGGTTAGGTATGAATTCCAGGAGTCAGGAGATGTCCTTGTATTTGGGTATACTGTAGATGAGCAGAAGAGGGCTGATAGAATTATTAAGGAGAACTTCGACACAGAGCTGTGGATTATACTGATTGATAAGGGGATTACACATGCTGATTGCCTTGGGATTATAGCTACAGCAGGCATAGAGCTACCTGAGCTTTATAAGATGGGCTACCATCATAATAACTGTGTAGGGTGTGTTAAAGGTGAGGCAGGGTATTGGAATAAGGTGCGTAAGGATTTCCCTGAGGTATTTGAGAGGATGTCTCAAATGGAGCAGAAGTTAGGGCGTACAGTTTGTAAGAAGGAGTGGAGAGAGGATGGGAAGGTGAAGCGTATCCGTATCCCTCTATCAGAGCTACCTGAAGACCTAGGAGTTTACAAAGAAGAGAAAACAATTGAGTGTGGGATACTATGCTCTGAAGTTAGTGAGGGATTAGATGATTGATGAGATAATTCGTAATGTTTTAATTAAGGAAGGAGGGTATGTAGATGATAAAGATGATGCAGGTGGTGCGACTAATCTTGGTATTAGTCTTCGTTATGCTAGGGGTATTGGCCTTGATCTTGACGGGGACGGAGATACTGATGATGTAGATATCCAGCTTGTTACGATAGAACAAGCAGCAGCTCTGTATAAGCAGGACTTCTACATCCATCCTAGGATTTGGAAGCTTCCAGAGGAGATAAGGGAGTTCGTATTCGATTGTGCAGTGAATCATGGGCCTCCAAGGGCTGTTATGTTCGTACAGAACATTTTAAACCAAGCAGGGTATGGGTATCTGGATATTGATGGTGTTATTGGCCCTAAAACAGTGAAAGCTGCAGATCAGGCTCAAGGGGAGATGGGGCCTTACCTTATCAACGCACTAGTGGAACATAGGATCAAATTCTATCACCAGATAGTACAAAACAGACCTTCTCAGGCTAAGTTCCTGAAGGGGTGGGTAAAGAGAGCAAGGAGTTTTTTAAGTGAAGTATAGTGCAAGATTAGATATACAATCAACTAATGACGATGGGCTCATGGAGGTGATAACATCTAAAGTCACTATAATGGAATCATTCCCTGTGACAGAAAGCCCACAAAAGTTTGCTACTGGGCTGAAGATGTTGATTGACGAATCACTTAAGGAGCTAATTAAAAAAGAACAACAATGGAAGGAAGGCGAATAATGAATGACTATCAATATAATGGCTTCTGTGATATCTTGATAGGTATCAGGGAAGAGTTAGCTGAATTGCGTAGAGTGACACAAGAGAATAACAATATTAGGATAGAGTATACTGATAAGGGGGCTAAAGATTGGTATATCCCCCCAGTAACTTGTGGTGGATCAAGTGATGGAAAGGGTGGTGAGTAGATGCTTAGGATGTTAACAAACTTATTAGGAGGAGGGATTCTTGAGACAGGAAGAAAAATACTTGGGATGTTCATTGGTGACAGGGCTGACAGGGAACGAGGGTATCATGATGAGAGCATGGAATCTCATCGTCAGTTTGCTGCTGAGTTTGGGGTACGTAATCGTACTTGGCTTGACTCTGTTATTGATGCCTTTAATCGTTTGCCTAGACCTATTATTGTTACCATGGTTATTACTTACTTCTGGTATTCGTACCATGACCCATTGCTGTTCGCAATTCTTAACGAGAGCCTGGACACGATTCCAGACCTTATGTGGCAGATTGCGATCATTATTATCTCGTTTTACTTCGTAGCTAGAGAGATTCAGAAGAGTCGAGATAAGAGCTTCTCTATGAAGGCCAGTGAGTTAGCTGCTAAGATGGATCGAATGAAAGAGCTGCAAAGTATGCGAACTGAGGCAGTAAATGACCCTCCAATGACCAATGAGGCTATTGCTGAGTGGAACAAGAAACGTGGGAATTCTGGGGATGTGAAGTAGTACAGTAAATTATTATCAACTAAATGTACGATTTTACTTGACAACATTGAAATTCTTGATATAATATATATAGGTAAGGCCTTTTAAGGAGAACTATGTCTACATTCGAAGAAGATTCGGCTATGAACTTCCTTAAATCATTTAGAAAACTTCCAGAAGAATGGTTACATGGAACTATATGGGAGGACCTAGCATACGATAAAAACTACATGACAGATGATGAACTTAGCAGAGCCATCTGTGATATCAGCAATAATAAGGGAATTACGCTACATGAAAAATATACTGCTTAGCCTACTAGTTATTTTGTTGATTGGTGTGAAACCAGGGTCAGCCCTTGCCGATCACGTATCTGAGAATAAATGTATTACCATTGCTGCTGTGCTAGAGCTTGCTCGGCATAAGTCAGATCAGTTTAATGTGGACAAGCATTACTACGTCAAGGGCGTAGCTGCTGAGTCCTTCGCTAGCAAGGTACAGGGAATGCCTGGGGGAATTAATAAATTGTGGGTTGTGTACCTTGTACACCCCACCACGAAACAAATGGCTGGGTTAGTATACTTCCTAGACAAGAATGATTGTGCAGTGTTCTATGTTGAAGCTAATGTAGGGATGCTGGACATACTTTTTATGGATATGAGGTATGATGTGGGTGAAGGCCTTCCCCCTGTGGAAGAAGAAGATGATTCAGACGAGCTTAGTATAGATGGCATCTAAGTACACAAGTGATGGTAAGAAGAGTGGGTGGACAATAGAGAAGCTACAAAAGACCCACGCTGTTAAGAAGGGGTCAGCTAAGAAACCTAAGAAGGTTAAAGTAGGCTCAGGCATTCCTGGGAAATTTACACGAGGATAAGATGGCTAAGAAAGAAACCCCATTCAGAGGCCATAAGCGTATGAATGGTACGGATAACCCCAAAGCAAAGAAACCACCCTCAGGAAAGGGGAACACTGGGCATACCCCTGTAAAACACAACACTGCTTGGTATAACCGTCAAGCGGAAAAAGGAAAACAGAAAACTACTAAAAACCCTAAATCTAGAAAAGGGGCAGACCCAAAGCTAAAGAAGGCCTTTAAGCTTGATGCACCATCTTTGAGAGATACTAAAAGAGCTGACAAGACAGTTAAGGAATATCAGAAGAAGCACCCTAAACTTAAAAAGCCCAATATAGGTGACAGGGTTAGAGCAACAAAGAAGTTTAAGCTTGATCAGAAGTCATTAGCTGATAGACATCTTAAGGACATAGACATAGGCAAGACAGAGAAAGCTTTGGACTCTAAAGATAGTCTTGAGAGGTCTAGAAAAGCTACAAACAGGAAGCTAGTGCGTCAGGGGAAGAAGGTTATCCCTAAACAGCCTTACTCTCCTAAACCTAAGAAACCTAGAACTAAAGCCCAAATGAAATCCGACAGGGCTGCTGATCAGAGAAAGATAGACAAGCGTATAAAAGACTCCAAGAACGCTAAGTGGAAAAAAGGAACAGAGGCTGCTAAGAAGCACGCTAAGAAAACAATGACTAAGAAAACAATGACTAAGAAATCTAAAGTTAAGACACCAAACATTGAGCGTAAAATTAATAAGATGGTTAGAGCTACTGCAGATTTTCCTGCTGGTCCTGAAGGAAGGGGCCATGTTTGGGCTGATGAGTACGAGAAACGAGAATTCGCAAAGAAAAGCCCTGCTGAAAAAGCTAAATTTAAAAAAGCTAGAGCTGCAGGAAAAGCTAGATATGATAAGGAAATGTCAAAGGCTAAGAAGAAACCTTTCGCAATTAAAGATGGGGGCAAGAGTAAGCCAGCTAAGAAGGATGCTCGTAGCACTAAAGTTAAAAAGATTAAGTCAGGACTCAAGACTGCTGGTAAAGTAATCAAAGGTGCAGCTAAAGGCGCAGCTAGAGGAATGAGTAAAGGCGCAACTGGTGCTGCTGTAGGTGGATTACTAGGGGCAGCTACTGCGTCAGGAGCTAAGAAGCGTACCAAGCAAGAGCAGAAGATGATGAAGGGTGCCTCTAATGTCCTAGCTAATAGGTATAAGAAGCAAACTGGCAAGTCTACTAAACGCTACACCCAAATGACTGACAAAGGACTAAAGAGGTAGTTATGGCAGACAAGATGCCTAAAGGGGTTAAGAAACTAGACCCTAAGACAGCGTATGAGAGAGCACAGAAAGCTGAGAGAGTTCAGAAGCTGTTGCAAGGTGCTAAGAAAGAGGTTCATGCTAAGAAGTATAATAGTATGAAGGATAAGAGTGGATGGCCTAGCCCTCCTGGTAGAAAGTTAGGTCCTAAACCTCTAAGCAGGTATGATGGGAACTCTCTTGTGAGAGGCCCTATTGATAAGATCAATATTAAGAAGCCTAAAAAGAATTATAAAGACATTTAAGAATTTGAGCCAATACCCCAGAGTAATAGAACGACATTAAATAAAAAGACTATTAGACTCTGCGTGAGGCTCAAACCCTATAACCCTGTAAAAGTTGAGTTCTAAGACCAGAATGATGGCTGGCTTACTCCTTCCCTCTTTTCCCTTGTGAGGTTAGGGTTCCCTTTTACATAAAACAGAGAGAGAGAAAATGGCAGACGTAAGAAAACCTTTAACACGAGCACAGAGAGCTGCTAAGCAGAAGAAGCGCGAGAAGCAAATTAGGAAGGCTCACAAAAAGGGTAATAATAAACCTACTACTCAGAGCAAAAATAAGGGTAAAGGTAGTAAAGCTAAACCTACTGAGTTTAAGATCAGGCCTGGGGATAGTGGGCGTGCTGCTCGGAATGATAAGTCTGCAAAGACTCGGGCTACTAATAAAGCTAAAGCTATCAGAGCAGCTAAGGCCTCTGGTAGTAAAGGAGCTGCTGCCCGTATTCTGGCTGCTGCAGGTGTTCCGGGAGCTGTTGCTGCTGGACTTCTTAGCACTATGGTGTTCACTGCTAATAAGCTTAAGGACACAAACAAGAACGAGAAGACAACTAAAGCTACTGTTTTAAGGGATCAGAAAGCGAAGAAAGCAAGAAACGCCCCTACCCCTATGGATAAGTTTTTAGGTCTGTTTAAGGGAGACGGTAAGGTTGGCAGTGCTACAGATACATCACCTAAGGCAAAAGCTAGTGGCAAGAAGGTTCGCATGTATAGCAAACCTAATGTCCGCAAGCCAGGAGCAGCTCTGATTAAGAGAGTAACTAAAACTCCTCCTAAGAAGGCAGTCACTAGAGGTGTACGAAACGCTAATCCGGATAAGTTACCAAAGGGTGTGGCCTCTAAACCTGCATCTAAATCTAATAAGCCAGCAAGTACTGGCCCTGCTCCAGGAAGCACTATCAAAACACCTCCTAGGAAGCCCCTTACTAAGAAGCAAATAAAAGACGCCTCAAATGCAGCAAGGAATAAAGGTAAAGGCAACAGTGGGGGCGCAGCTAAGCCAGCAACATCAGCAGCTAAGAAGGCTACAGGTGGTAAGGCATATGATGACTACAACTACACACCTAAGAAAAAGACAGCTCCTAAGCCCATCAAGCCTAAGAAGCCAGTTGCAGCTAAGCCTAAGAAGCCTTCTGCTAAACTAGCTGCTCTGAAGCCAAGAATTAAACCTATTCAGAAGGCTGCAGAAGTTAAGGTTCGTAAAACTCCTCCAGGGCTAACTAAGACTGTTGGGCCTAAGAAGAAGGTTACCCCTGCTAAGAAAAAAGGGTACACGTATAATGTCTCGCAAGAGGTAGCTAAGAAGCATGGCCTTAAGGGGCAAAAGATTAACTCTTCAGATGACCGCTTTCACAACATCTATAAAGAAGACTTGGATCAAGAGCTTCGTGAAGCACAAGAATACAGAGATATGGATTAAAGAATATGGCAAGTTTACACATTCAAGAGTATGCTGACATTGCACGGACAGGTTCTGGGGAAGTACTTCCTGGTGGCCTTGAGCCTGCACTAGCATCTCAAGCAGTAACATTCACTACTACGACAGCATCTGCTGCCTTCAATGCTAACACTAAGTTTGTTCGTATTGTATGCGCTGCTGACTCTTACCTTGTATTTGCAGCGGCACCTACATCTGCTGTTACTGATATGTTGCTCCCTGCAGATACTGTAGGGTTTTTTGCTGTGAAGCCGGGGCAGAAAGTTTCTGCATATGACGGCTCTAGCTAATGTCTGAGGTAGGGCATAGGAAGCTATTATCTGGGAGTACTGATGGACGGCAAATTAAAGTAGCCGCCACAGGTACTGCAGGTACGCTTATCCATACTGCCTCCTCCTTAGACAACACCAACCATGATGAAGTGTGGCTCTGGGCATGTAATCACCATTCAGCTAATGCAACCCTTACTATTGAGTGGGGGGGAGTTACGGACCCTGATGATCTTGTCAAGAAGGTGATAGCACCTGATATTGGTATGCTACAGATCATCCCAGGATGGATACTAACGAATGGTCTTGTTGTAAGAGCCTTCTCTAGTGTAGCAGATCAGGTCACTATAGGTGGTTGGGTATGTCGTATGCCAGTCAATCCTAACTTAGGGTACAGAGTCTAATGTCTGGTGGAGCACGTAACAGAGTTCCTGGACTAGTGGATGGGAAGTCCATCTACGGGGACACAACGATTGAAGATACTCTAACAAGCATAGACGAGACTACAGAACTTACACAAGACGAGCTACTTCACAGTATCTTAGGGGAACTAAGGCTGATGAATTTTCACCTAGCTTTAATAACAGGTGTACCAGAAATTATGGTTGATGACTTAGATGGGAAAGAATAATGAGTGTACTTAAAGACGGCACTGGCACAGGTAAGCTTGCTAGGGTAGATACTAATAATAAGATTGAGGTTCACTCGGTACAGGAAACAGAAGGTCTACCCTACGCAGAATGGAATGCACTTAGATAATGGCAAAGAAAATCAGTGGGCGCAAGGTAGCTAAACCTAAGAAGAAGCCCGTCAAGCGCAACTATCAAAAAGAATATGCTAACGACAGTGATGCTCGTAAGAAGAAGAGAGCATCCAACAACAGGGCACGCTACAAGGTAGCCAAGTCTAAGGGGAAGAAGCCTACTCATCTTAACGGTGATGTAGGGCATAAGGATGATAACGCTAACAACAATAAGCGTAGCAACCTTAAGGTAATGAATAAGTCTAAAAATAGAAGCTTTGCTAGAACTAAGACAGCAGGTAGAAAGAAGACTAAAAAGAAATGAAGAAACCTCAAAACGAGCAACAGGTAAGGTTCTTTGATGAGCTTATAGCTAATGGCGGGGATGTTAAAGAAGCAGCCGAAGCCGAAGGCTATGATCGTGCTTATGCATTCTCATTAGCTAAGCAGTACCACGAGTACATTGTAAACAAGGTACAGGGTGCTATCTACCTAGACACCATTCGGGCACAAGATGTCCTGTCTAAGGCTCTAAGTGATGATGGTACAGATGTAGGAATTAAGACTAAGATGGATGCGGCAAGGGACATCTTAGATCGAAGCGGAATTACGAAGCAGGATATGTTGAAGGTTACTGTGGATTCACCTAATGGAATCTTTATCCTGCCTGCTAAAGAAGAAGACCCAGACAGAAACAATGACTAGGACTAGAACCCGTACAAGTTCTACAGTACCTTTTGGTTGGGCTGTCATGGACGATAATGAGCATATGCTTGTTGAACAAAGTGATCAACAGGCTGTGCTTGAAGACTTACACAAGATGAAGGAGGCTCAGAGCTTACGTGCTATGTCCCGTTTCATTGAGGCGAAGACGGGCCGTAAGGTTACTCCCAGAGGTGTAAGTAAAATTCTGAGCAGAGGATATGTCTAATGCCTGATAAAGACGGTCAGGTTCTGCTCATGTTAGGTGAATTGAAGGGTACTACCCAAGCAATTCACGACAGACTAGACACGATGGACAGGAAAGCTGAAGTACATTCCAAAGAGATTAAGACCCTCAATGAGATGTCCATCATCAACAAAACCAAGCTAAGCCTCTATGGCACTACTGCAGGAGTAATAGGTGGTGCGGCTATGGTTTATATCAAAGAGTTTTTTAAATAATCCTATAGGAGAATACAATGACGAGCCCTACTGTTAACCTAGACGAACGCTACAAGCTTCGAGAGCTTGGTTCAGATGTGGAAACGATTACCGCAGCCAAGACTCTCACCAAAGACGATAACGGAAAAACTTATTTCCTGAACAACGCCACAGGCTTTGCTACGACCTTGCCAGCACCTGCTGCAGGCCTTAACTTCAAGTTTATCTTGAAGGCTGTCCTGTCCTCAGGCGACCACACTGTTGTTACTAGTGGCGCTGCTGCTATTATCGAAGGCCATATCGTAGTTGCTGGCGCTGTTGTTCTTGGTGTGAATGAAAAGCAAGTCAACTTCAAGGTCACTGCTGGTGATGTTGGTGACTATGTTGAGCTGACCTGTGATGGTACGAAATGGTATCTGCATGGTGGAGCTGGCGCTAGTGCTGGCATGACGCTTACCGCACCTTAATGACTAAGGAACCTGTAAAGAAGCACCAGTATCACGTAAGCTCCAAGGTTAAGGCTGAGAGAGCTGCCAAACGTGCTATCAAAGCTGCGGAGAAGGCAGTTGATAAAGAAAATAAGAAACTGGCTGCTGCTGCACAACGGGTTCAAAAGAAGAAACAAGCTGTTCGTAAGAAAGCGGCTGCTGCTCAGCATATATCTGATCAGATTAATGAGAAGAAGACGAAGAAGGGGCGAATCGTTACAGAGGACCAAATAGAAGTTGTTGGTCCAGCCCTTACTGAATTGGTGAAAGAGAAGGATGTTCTGTTCCAACCCCATCCGGGGCCACAAACAGACTTCCTCTCTTCCTCCGAAACTGAAGTACTATATGGTGGAGCTGCTGGTGGAGGTAAATCCTACGCCATGCTCATAGACCCCCTACGATACTGCGACAACACAAATCATAGGGCACTACTCGTTCGTAAGTCGATGCCTGAACTATTAGAACTGTTGGACTTATCTAGACAGTTATATCCTCAAGCATTTCCAGGATGTAAATTCCGTGAACAAGAGAAACGATGGATGTTTCCGTCAGGTGCTTCGATTCAGTTTAGCTTTATTGATAGTGATCATGACGTATATCGTTTTCAGGGTCAGTCATTTACCTGGATTGGTATTGACGAGCTTACTCACTATGAAACACCATATGTCTGGGATTACCTTAGATCACGCCTTCGTCGTACTGATCTTCGCATTACTCCCTATATGCGTGCTACTACTAATCCTGGTGGGTTAGGAGGCTGGTGGGTTAAGAAGATGTTCATTGACCCTGCTCCTTATGGAGAAGCTTTCTGGGCCACTGACATTGATTCAGGTACTACCCTCACCTACCCTGACATAGAACAAGTCGAGGATAGGCTCAGAGGTAAGCCAATTTTTAAGCGTAGGTTCATACCTGCGAAACTAACAGACAACCCATCCTTAATGTTGTCACCCGAGTATATGGGTATGTTAGCGTCACTTCCAGAAGTTCAAAGACGTAGGCTTCTAGAAGGTGATTGGGATGTATCAGAAGGTGCAGCGTTCCCTGAGTTTGACAGACAAGTACATGTCATCCCTGCAATGGAACCACCTCCCTCACTATTTAGATTTAGAGCGTGTGATTATGGCTATGTGGCTCCTACTGCTGTTATTTGGTTTGCTGTTGATTATGATGGTACTTTATACGCTTATAGAGAACTCTATGAGACTAGACTGGATGCCGGAGCATTGGCAGAAAAGATTCATGAGATTGAGGAGCATGAGCCCAACCCAATTTCAACTGGGATACTGGACAACGAATGCTGGTCCCGAAGAGGGCAATTAGGCCCAAGTATCGCAGACACTATGATTGCTCTAGGCGTTAACTGGTCAAGAGCAGACAAGGGACCAGGAAGCCGTATCAACGGCAAGATGGAACTACATAAGAGATTATCTATCGACCCTTACACTGAGAAGCCGGGACTACTCATCTCTGAGAACTGTCCCAACCTAATTCGTATCCTTCCAACTCTACCAAGTGATCCAATAAAACCGGAAGATGTAGATACTAAGTATAAAGAGGATCACTTGTATGACGCTCTGAGGTATGGTGTTCAATCCCGTTCCGTTAGACAAACAGAGCACCCCTCAGAACGCAGGTGGCGTGACCAAGCAGAGATTTATACACCTGTCGATCAAACATTTGGCTATTAGGAGATATAATATGCCTGTTAATAAAAGTGTAGCCCCTCCCTCGGGGTATGTTAAAGCTGGCGCTCTTGGAAACGACATGAGCCCCGGAGTAAAAAGCGTAACTGGTAAGACCAAAGAAGGTTTGAGCCCTGGCGCTCGTAATGAATATCAAGCCTCTTTCCCTAAGTCTGACATGAACTATGGCAAGCGTGCCAATTTCATTAGTGACACGGATATGGGTCTTATTTCAAACGAAGGTAAAAGCGGTAAGTACTAAAAGCTATGGATGATTTCACCGATACACAAACCGAAGATGAAGCTGAGAAAGAGCACGAGAATTACCTAGCAGAGATGCCTGGACTAATCGGCTACATCTGGAGTCGGTTTGAACTCGCTGAGGATAACAGACGCTGGGATGAAGGTCGTTGGGTACAAGCTTACAGAGATTATCGTGGCATCTATAGCCCTGATACTCTCACTGGCTTTAAGCCTAACGAACGCTCTCGTATTTTTGTCAAGATACCCAAGAGTAAAACTCTTGCAGCCTATGGGCAACTGGTAGAGATTGTCTTTGCAGGGAACAAGTTCCCTCTCGCAATTGAGGCGACCCCCAATCCCCAAGGTATTGCTAAGAAGGCACACCTAGACTCTGGTGATGAGGCTCCTGAAGAGCCTGATCCGTCTGAGGCAATGAATGCAGGGTTCCCTGGAGATGGCAAACGTGAAGGGGAAGTTCCCATTAGCGAAAGCGATCCTATCCTTGGTGGCTTGTCTAAAGAGTATAAGGGAGCAGGCTTTGTTCCCGGCAAAGGTATTGGTGAAGGTAAGATCACGATTGATCCTGCTAAAGAAGCAGCTAAGAACATGGAACGCTCTATCCATGATCAACTTACTGAGACACAAGCATCTAAAGAATTACGGGGTTCTCTATTTGAGGCTACCCTGTATGGTACTGGGATCGTCAAAGGCCCGTTTTCTTACGAGAAGTCCATTCCCGATTGGACTATCAACACTGACAATATAGTTGGTGATGAGAAAGGTGAGAAATCTGAGGTAAGAGAGTATACCCCGCGAAAATCCTTAGTACCTAAATTAGAGAATGTGTCTGTGTGGAATTTCTATCCAGACCCTAGTGCAACCAGCATGGATAATGCTGAGTATGTAATCGAACGACATAAACTGAACCGCATTCAGATGCGGGATTTAATGCAGAGGCCCTTCTTTAATCAAGCAGCTATTAGAGACTGTCTAGAGAATGGGCCAAACTATGTTAATCGTGGGTTCGAATCATTAACTCGCGCAGACGCTGTTCAACAGCTTGAAGAGAATAGATGGGAAGTCCTAGAGTACTGGGGCGTCATGGATGCTGATATGGCTGTCCAAGTCGGCTTAGACCTAGGGGATGTCTCTCACCTCGATGAGGTGCAGGTTAATGTTTGGATTTGTGGGCAGAGCATCTTACGCTTAGTCCTCAATCCCTTTGAACCTGAGAGCATTCCATACCATGTATTCCCGTATGAGAATGACCCTACGATGTTCTGGGGTGTTGGTATCCCTGAGAACATGGCAGACAGCACACTGATCATGAATGGTCATGCGCGTATGGCTATTGATAACCTAGCACTATCTGGCAACATGGTATTCGACATTGATGAGAATAGCCTTGTGTCAGGACAGTCTATGGACCTCTTCCCTGGAAAAATCTTCAGGCGTCAAGCAGGCTCCACAGGACAAGCTGTATTTGGTATCAAGTTCCCCAACACCACTGTAGAGAATATGTCAATGTTTGACAGGTTCCGTCAGCTTGCAGACGAGCAGACAGGCATCCCATCATTCAGTCACGGACAGACAGGCGTTCAGAGCACCACACGTACCGCTTCAGGTATGTCTATGCTTATGGGTGCTGCATCTCTTAGTGTCAAGACGGTTATCAAGAACCTGGATGACTATCTACTCCAGCCTATGGGAGAGTCCTTCTTCTATTGGAACATGCAGTTTAACCAGAATATTGATGTTCGTGGTGACTTGTCAGTTAAGGCTACAGGAACAAGCTCTGTTATTCAGAAGGAAGTTCGTAGTCAGAGACTTACTCAACTGTTAGGTGCAGTACTCAACCCAGTTATGGCTCCCTTCTTCAAGCTCAATAAGATTGCAGAAGAGTTGGCTGTTAGTTTGGACTTCGACCCAGATGATCTGGTTAATGATCCTGAAGAGGCTAAGCTCTTTGCTCAAATCCTTGGAGAGATTGCACAACCTATGAATGAAGCAGAAGCCCAAGGTGGTGCTCAAGGAGGTCCAGGTGGAGCAGTAGCAGGTGGTCCTACAGGTAATGGTGATGGCACCATAGGTACAGGTGGAGCCCCAGGACCAGGAGCTGAAGGCTTCTCTGCTAACACAGGCCAAGGTGAATAATGGATAGACGTACCCTTAAGCAGCTCATGCCTAACGTCAACACGGCTGTATGGACAGAGATGTGTAAGTACTTTGATACTCTCCTGCTTGAGGAGTCCTCACGGCTCTATAACGCAGAAGAGAATGAAATCTACAGGCTACAGGGAGCATGTAAGATGCTCCGTAGGCTACAAGATTTGCAAGCTAATGTAAATGCTGCAATACAAGACGAAAGAGCTGGTTTGGATGTCTGATACTGATGAGTCTGGAGAAGACTCTGCTGAAACTGATGAAGGTGACAGTGGGGTAGATGGACCTGGAACTGATCCAGGTACTGAAGGTACAGACACAGGTACCTCTGGGGGAGATGATGATCCGGATTCAGAGGGACTTACAGTAGATGATGTACATGCTGGAGATGCTCAGTCTGGTGTAGGGGACCAGAGCGGAGTAGATGATAGCTCAAGCCTAGGTTTAGGGGATATCCATTCAGAGGACAATGCCCCTGCTGATACTACTAGTGGGCTACTAGGGGAACTAACACAAGAGGATATTGATAGCGTAGTTGCTGCATTAGCTAGTGTAGATGTAGATATTGGTGCAGCTTTTAGTGACCCTGGTGCTGCCCTAAGTGTAGATGCTGCTACTGCAGCACAAATTGCTGGAGTAGATATGGGGCCTGACATAGGCTCTATGTTTAGTTTAGTTATGGATGACATTGTTGCAGAGATGCAGCAGGATTTTCAGCCTGCTGGACTATCCTATGCCCCACAAAATCCTGAAGACCCTGCAGAAGCCAATCCAATAGCTCCTGAGGCCCCTTTTGTAGGACAGCTTGTGGCTGATCCTGGGGCTGGAAATGCAGTAGGATTGGGGGGGTTCCTAGCAGAAGGATTTACTTTTAATCAGGCAGTGGATACTTTCAATCAGGCGTCGCAATTTGAGCAAGAAACACAAGGGTTCTTTAATGACTTTATGAATGAATTAGCTGAAGTCGATCCTAGTGTAGCTAATTCTGTAGCAGGCGGGGGTACCAATACAAACGCCATGTCTTTTGGTGAGAGCTTTGATGCTGCTTTTATTGCCAATGCCCACAACAATATATCCTCACAAGCTGCTACTGCAGCTACTACAAATGCTACAGGTATAGAAGGCACTAATGATGATCTTGGGTTTGCAGAGGAAGAGGCGGAGGCTGCAGTTGACGAGGGGGATAGTTTAGGCCCTTCAGACGTAGGAGTAGATACAGGATTCAGTATGGCTGAGGGGACTAGCTCCTTTCAAGAGCAAGCAGACGCCCTAGAGGTGGCGGAGGCATTAGGTGCTGATCCAGCAGCAGCTCAAGCAGCTATGGATGCTCAAGCGGAAGCAAATGCTCCAGACGCAGATGCCACTCTAGGTGTGGACGATATTTCCTTCAGTGTAACAGCTCCTGGTGAATCTCCTCAAGGTCTTGAAGAGATAGGCCCTGAGACCAATGTAGGACTAGCACCTACAGGTCCAGACCTAACAGATGAAGCAGAAGCAGCCTCAGCAGATGCTTTCGATGAGTCTGTTGAAGATGACGCTGTTTCTGGTATGGAAGCTGCCTTTGCAAACCAAGACGATTTTGAAACTTTTGAAGAGTTTGACGAGTTTGTTGATGCTCAGATTATGGGTGGAAACACCTTTGGGGAATTTGACACAGCAGATAACATAAGTAATGCATTTAATACCACACAAGGGACTTTAGGTACTATAGGGGAAGAAGATGTAGGTGATCCTACTCAAGACCAGATGGATAGCTTTGCTGAGGCTGTTGGGTTAAAAGGGGAAGCTAAAGATGATTTCTTTGAGCTTGCTAAAGAACTAGATCAACCTAGAGGTTTCTTCCAGTCCCCTGGGCCATTAGTATCCTTAGCTGAAAGTAAGGGCTCCCTTGCTAATATGGCTTCAGGTCTAAGTATTGGGGGACTAATGACAGTTGCCTTGCTTGATGAAATTATTGGTTATTTTACTACAGGTGTGCTTGGTGTACAAGCCTCTACCACTGTGATGAATGCTCTTGATGTGCCATATTTCTCACAAAGTAAGGGAAGCCTAAACGAAAGTAATCTAGCGGGGGTTACTGCATCAGTCCCTAATACTGGTGGCATATTTGGTAGTATGGTTATAGGGGAAAATCCAGAGGGTGGGTACGGTATAACTCATAACCCATCCTCTCTTCAAGAAGCAGCACAACAAGCTAATGCTGATATCAACGCGGGAGTACCAAACAACATAGCTATGCAAGGATTTTTTGGTACTCTCCTGGGCCCCATAGTTGATATATTTACTGCTCCACAGGGGCCAGCAGGACCTGCTGAAGATGATGAATCAGAAGACATTGATTAAAACAATTTTATAGGTAAACAATATGCCACAGGCACCAAACAAGACAACCCAGAATATCCAACAGTTCTCTAATCTTATTAGGCAGGGCGGAGATAATGCTGTCAAAGCTATGTCCATGTTTATGGATAGGACAGGTAAAGTCATGCAGAAAATGGCACCTCAAGCACAGGCTACTGGTGTAGCACCTGCTCCTCAAGCAGCAGCACCTGCTCCTCAAGCAGCAGCTCCAGCAGCTAAGCCTGCTAAGGTAGCTACCAACAGGCCAGTAGGTTTAGCTAATGGTACTGAAGGAAGTATGAGTATTGCGGATAAGGGAGCACAACAAGGTGTAACTCCTAAGCCAGCCCCTGCAGGATATGATCCTGGAGATACTATGGCAATTCAAGCTAACCCTAATGAGCAGCTCACTCCTCCAGGTGGGTTTAACTTCGGACCTAGAGAAGTAGAACTAGTCGGTGTAGAAACCTTTGCAAATCTTAAACAACTTATTGCTAAGCAAGTAGCAGGCGGGGGTGCAGTTACTATCCCTGACGCACTAGCTAAGCTTAATGCCAAAGTCCAAAGCGATATGGACAAAGAGCAAGAAATTCGAGCCCAGTCACAAGAGAATAAGCATCAGACTATTGCTGGTGCGGCTGGAGCTTCGGGGGGTAAGACCCCCTCACTTGGAGGACCAAGCGCGTCACCCGGAGGAGTTGCAACTCCTCGGCCCGTTCCTGGTGCTCCAGCACTACCACAACAGGCTCAGAATAATCCGCCTCCTCAACGGAGTCAGATTAAGCCTGGACTGTTAGCATAAGAGGACTACCTAACTTACTTTTGTAAGATTAGCCCCCTCTGTTTAGAAGCTGGCTACCCAACTTAAGTTGGCCCCAGGAAAGGATATACTATGGCAGATACAGAAGCTAATATCGAGGAAGGCCCTAAAGCCTTTGTTCAACGCCCCCAGTACATGGGTGCACACCGACAAGAAGCTTTAGCTGACGACCCCGAGCCCACTGATGAAGAAGTCATTGATGCAGAGTTAGCT